TCTTGTCCTGTAAGTGTAACATTAGATTCACAATCTGTACTAACTGATCCTAATGCACTAACAGAAGCATTTAAAGTAACTGATAAATTATTATTTGTTATTAATGATGCAGTGCCTATTGCACTGGTTGCTGATTGTCCTGTTGGATTTACATTTGCTTCTCCATCTACAAGAACTGATAGAGATCCTACGGATCCTGCTAAACCTGGGACTGATGCTATTGCTTGAGCATTTACTCCTGCTTGAGGTGCGGATGTTGTTCCAACTTGACCAGTCGGTACTACATTTGCCTCTGCGTCAACTGCAACAGTACCTAGAGCAGATGTTCCTGCTGCTGGAGCTGTAAGTGTGACTGGAAGTGGTTCTCCCCACGTGAGTTGGCCCCACGTCCCTCGACCCCAACCGTTTATATTAGCCATTTTAGGCTATTCTTATAATCGCCGTACTTGCTGCTGCTGCGGGGAAAACGATAGTAAAATCACCTGCGGTAGAAGTTTTATCTCCACCGAAATCGATTGATGCTACTGCTTTATCACTATTAGTGTCGTTATAAATAAGACAACCTCTAGCTGTTACGGTAGCGTTACTAAACGTAAGATCAGAAAAATCCGTAAAGCCAGTTGTACCGCTTGATGTGGGGGCTATGTTAGTAAGTGCTGCTCCTGTAGCAGTATAGTTAGTACCACTTACTTCATTCGTACTTGAATACGCAGTTGTAGTAGCACCTAGTGACGCTGAACTTGTGTACAAAGCTAGTTTGAAACTGTTCCCACCTGAGGCAGAAAAATTATGTGTAGCTTCTAAAAGTTCTTTTTTAAAGCTGGTTGTTAATGTTGATGTAATTGCCATTATTTAATTTCCTTTAAAATCTTAGCCATGTCTTCGTGACCTTGAATACTTAGTTCTCCGTTTAGTGTTACCACATGACTCTTCATTGCTTCTTTTATATGATATAATACTTGTTCATAAATAGCTAGTCTGTATGCTTCTGCCTGTTGGCGTATGTGAGGTGCCGCATTTTCTGATATACCACAAATACGCAGAGTACAACGCTCAGCCCAAAACTCAGGCGTATGACCTTTAAAGTCTGTTGTAGCTACGCCTATAGTACCCAACCCGCCTTTAGTATCTACTTCTATCATGATTGTGGTTCTCTTCGTATCTCATCATACTTGTATTGGTCTCTTGTGCTTTTAGCTTCACCTAAGTTTTTAAGTGACATTAAAGCTTCCTGAAAACGTTGTTCATAAATACCCATAGCTTCAAAGTTTTTTAAGTATATACAAGCTTCAACTAAGCTACCATACAACATTGCATTTGTTGCGTTAATAGAAAGCCAAGTAGTACCGCTACCTGATTGAGTTAATGAAGTTGGTCTGTAGAAATAATGTAATTCAAAAGTAAACGAACTTGAAGGGGTAGGGGCTATCAAAAATCTAGTTTCATCAAACTCAGAATAATATTCCGGTAAGCCCGTTGTAGTTGGTGACGGCTGGTAATCTCGTATGAATGAAACATGTTTTAATTTTAAAAAATTATAATCACCGTCAGATTGTATGACAGCTAAACTAAAAGGTGATAAATAATCACTAGGTGTAGCAAGATATGTATTGTTAGCATTAGAAACACCAGTTGAGTTTTTTCTGAATACATCTAGTTGTACATTTTTTAAAATACGTTCTTCTGCACTTTCTATAAAATTAGGTAAGTTATTTACTAAACTAGACTCTGTACTTTCTATGTAATCTTGTACGGCAGTTTTTAATGTTGTGTATGTCCAACTCATGATGATAATGTTACTATATTTACAGTACCAACACTAGCCGTTACTTCAGTTATGGTGTATGATGTGCCTATTGTATTACTATTACCCGCAAACATAATAGGAGAACTAACTCCATTAATATCAACAGGGTTGGAAACTATTACCTTACCTAAGTGTAAGGTAGGTGTAGGTTCAGTAGGTCTAGGATCTCTTAATGCTTCAGGGTCTACTCTGTGTGATATAGGGTCTAGTTGTGGATGTTTAGGTTCAAAACACTCGTGACATACTCGTAAATTATTCCATTCTTTTTTAAGTTCTAGATAACCGTAAACGAAACCGCACCTATCACACCTAGCTAATGAGTGCGTACCAGAAGCGTAAGCCATTAATAAGAACCCCTTGAAGGCGTAAGATGAAGTGAAGCTCTACTACGATCTTCTTGAGCAGCAAGTTGAAAGTCTTGTTCGTATTGCTGTTTTAACATTCCTGCTTTTTCTGGGTTCTTTTTTAAAGCTAAATAATAAGACAACCCACTAGCCATACAAGGTATAAATCTAGAAGGTACTTCAGGATCTTGATTAGAAGCCGTAGCATCATCAATCCTTTGTATTGTATTAGCTACTAGCTGATATGTATTAGTGTCGTCTGGTGTTGGCCATACTTTTAATACAGGAGTAATCTGTCTGTCTAGAAATATTTGTGTAGGTCTACCTTTTATAGTTTTATCTGGTATGTTTAAATACTCAGTTCTGCCTATACGTTCTACACCTAAATCAGTTGAATTACCAGCACTATCAGTTACTTTTACTACCGCTGAAACTATATCAACGTCATAAGAATTAAGAGTATAACTACCAGTTCCTGTAGTGAGGGAAGTTGTAACTTGTTCTATAGTCCAAAGATTTATACCTCTGTTAGACCAATCAGCGAACATTATATTTAATGAACGCCTAGCAGTTTCTGCATCATAACCAGTTCTAAGTTCAATACCAGCTAATTCATACGCTTCTTCTATAGTATCAGCTATGCTTAAAGCAAATGTTTTACTTCCGGAAGTTGCCATAATTATGCATGGAACACAGTCATAGTTAGAAACGTAGATACTGTATACTGAAGATAAATACCTGAACTAAATTTTGTACCCTCGTCTGGTACAAATAAATCTCTAGTTGCAGTAGCGTCAGCTACTGAACCAATTTTCATCACGCTTGTTCCAGAAGGAGAAGTAGTAAGAAAATCTAGAAGACCTGCTGTTCCTGTACTAGTGAAAGCAACACCTTTTAATCTTGCGGCACTAATAGTAATAACATCTGCTGCTGAAGCATTAATTCCTGCTGAAACATTACCTGCTGGATTACCTACCGCTGAAATACCAGATATTGTTAAAAAATATTTAGTCCCTGTAGCCGTTCCTGCATTAGCACCAGTTATGGATTCTGTTTGAGCGTCTCCATTAACATCAGTACCCGTAACAGTAAAGGACTTAGCAGCATCATTGCCAGCAGAAAGAATAGTAACTATTCTTCCATGACTAAGAGTGACACTACCGCTATCAGCTAAAGCACCCCCTATTACGAGGGCTGCATTATTTCCAACTGCTGCTGCTACTGATATTCCATCGGCATCTAATGCTACTATATCAGCAGTTATTTGTACTGTTTTTAAATTAACAAAAGAATTTCCCATGGTTTACTCCTTAAATAATACCTGTAAGGTTAATTAATGAGTAATCGGTTGTTACATTAACAATCATAACTGTACCAATTACTTGAATAACGTCTCCTGCTGCTGGTCCAACTGCTCCTGCTGCTCCTAGTGGAACTGCATGATTACCAACTACTAGTGTTCCTGAAGTTAATACTGCTTGTGGTCCTGAAACTGCAAACCAACCGTAAGCACTAGCAGCCATATCGACAACTGTTACACCTAGTGTAGCACCTGTAGTTGTAGCAGCTTGAACAATTTGAGCACTTCTTGGATCAGGAATTAAAGTTATTCTTGAACTTGTTGTAATTGCTGTTGCTAAATCATCGTAGCAAGTAATAACAATTGAAGGGTCGGCTGAATGGTCATGTGCTGGATTAGATTTAATTCTAAGCATTTGACCTTCACCTGCTGCATCATTTACATAAAGATACCCATTTGCGTATTGGTTGAGTGTTATGTCAGTGCCAGCAGTTTCTACTGATATAGCTGTTTCACCTGCTGCTACACCTGCTGTTGGGGTTAAGTCAAAGTGATGGGCGATTGAAGCTGCATGGGTTACACATTTACCTGCTGTAACTGCTGCTGCTGCTAATCTACCATAAGCATAAACAGTATTACCGTAAAGTAATCTACTGCCTAAAGGGAATAATTGAGAAAGTCCAGATGTGAAAGGGTCAACAGTACCATACTGGCTTCCGCCTTTACCAACAATAAAATCCGCAGGTCCATATCCTGTTGCTGCTGCATATTGAATGTGCCCACCATCATCAGTATAGATATTACCGTCTGCGTTGATTACCAACCCATCTGTTTCTACACCTGTAGTTGAATTTATATCAATGGTTTTAAAACCATTTTCGGACCTGACTGGTCCACTAAATGTCGAATTTGCCATAATTTCCTCCTAAGGAAATAAGTTCTATTGTCTCGGCTTGTCTGCTAGGTCAGTCGATAGAACAAGTTAATTTATCCTAGAATTTTATTGTATACCCATATTTAGAAAAAAGAAAGGGAGCCGAAGCTCCCTTACTAAATTCGAAAAACGAATTACGCTCCTGGAGAACCGTAGATTCCACGCCAGTCACTGAAGCCAAAAGAGTATCTCTCTCTAGCTTTGTATCTAACGTTTCCAGTCTCAAAATCACCTTCCATGCCTGTTGACATTGCAGATCTAACGAAATGTTTCAATCCATTAGGTGCATCGGTTTTAATGAAGAAAGCGTCTGTGTCAGTCAAGTAATGATTAACAGTATATCCATCAGGGAGCATTCCCATATTTTTCATAGCGTTAATGTCATTATCAGAAGTACCAACTCTACCTGGAGTTTTTAACACTCTCTCAGCTACAAATTGTAGTTGAGGTGGTATAATTAGTTTTCTTGCTTGAACAT